AACAAAAGCGAAAGACTGCTCCGGTATATGTTTAAAGGTGCTTAATACCGCACTCGCAAGAGAATGTGGTTCAGGGATGCTCGCAAGGCGGAACTGATTGATCGGAAAGATAGCGTAGGTTCTTAGCGGAACCGAACTGCTCGCAAGGCAGACGAAGGATAGATGGTCGAGTAGACATATGCGACGAGTCAACCGCCAGACTCTAAAAATGGCAGCATTGAGTGATACTAGATGACTGTAAAAGGCTCTAGTGGATAACGGTAGAACGCTCCTCGCAAGGGACGCGGTAATGACCAAAGGCACTCGTTCAATCCCGTAATCTCAGGGTTGGTATAACTAGACTAAATAATATTAGACTATTTTGATGAATAATGATCTATTACGAACTAGACGTAAGGCGCTAGATGGTATGAAAATCAGGCCCAGAACTTGAACGATCATTGTTCATCTAAATAGTTTAGCAGTCCCTTAGCGGGGGAGCCAGTTGGAGCGGATCATTCTTCGGTAACCAACAAACGGTCACATAGCCCAAGAGTAAGAGAATGTGAGGGGCTATACTGTTAAAAAGTTTAATGCGTCGGTGGCAGAGTATTCATGCACTTGCCTGCAAAGTAAGGGGACGTTGGTGAAAATCCAACTCGGCGCTCCAAAGTTTAATATCGTGGGGTAGAGGAGTCTGGTCGTCCTCGCTGGTCTCATAAGCCGGAAATCGTCGGTTCAAATCCGACCCCCGCAACCAGTTTCTTAGGTGGCTACTGACCTCCTACTGATGCTTCGGGTCAGAGGTGACTTGCACAACTCGCAAGTCTGATAAATGAGTAGCAAAATAGTGCGGGTATGGTATAGGGGTTGTGCCTCAGCCTTCCAAGCTGAAGAGACCGGTTCGAACCCGGTTACCCGCTCCATCCCTTAAACAAATTCACATACTCAGCAATGAGCGAAAAAATAGACGAAAAAATGTGGGCGTTATGTGAATTGTGCATTGTGAACTGCTGTCAAAGACGATAAATGATGGACCCAATCTATTGCAGGACACATGCGTTTAAACTCTAAAATAGGAACTCTAATGAAAAATTTGATTATTCTTTTTGCAACATTGTTTGTATCTACTCCTGCATATGCGGACACTATTCAAGGTGCGGCGGGCGGGACCATTCTGAATGGGAGCAACACTGTAATCAATGCAACATTAGATTATGCATCAAAAACTCCAGACAGCAATTGGCAACGCTATCTAGATGTTGGGTATATATACAACGAGACTCACGGAATCCTACTAAAGGATCAGGTGGATGCTGACGCTAAATTGGATTACAATTTGGACAAGCATAATTATCTCCAAGGTGAAGTTCGTTATGCATTTAATCAACTTGGATTTAATAAGAATAAGGCGGTGTTTGCTATAGGAAATGGCTACCGTCTCATTCATACCAAGAAAATGAAGTTGAGTTTTGAAACGTCAATTGGTATGGCAGAAGCAACGCACTTAAACGAATTTGTCGTTCGCGAAAGCGTATGGGCAAGTTATAATTTGAATTCAAAGACTCATATTGATGAAAAGTTTTTGATTGAGCATGGCTCTGTCCATGACTATATTCACAACACTGCCTCTGTTGTTTTTGATATTACTAATCATGTAAATTTAAGTGTAACTAATATTTACATTGATGATTATTCAATCACAAAACTTACCACTTTTAATATTGGTGTCAAGTTTTAAGAATAAATAAAGTTAATGCGGGTGTCGTATATAGGTATTACAGAACATTGCCAATGTTCAGAAATGGGATCGTCTGGCCCATCACCCGCTCCATCAAGAGCGATGGTTATCTACTAATAACATTGTTTGAACATGATACCATTGCAACAATCTCTTGTCAGTAATTACTAAACATCTGGTGTTAAATTCCGACTCAAATAGTTCTATCTTGAGTATAGATTTTCTATAATAATTTGGGCGTTTAGCTTTAGGATCAATGTATACATTGTATTCTGGTAGGTAAAAATCCGGAGTATATGATCGACCGTTAGATAGTAAAAATTTATCCGGTCGTGCCCATTTTATACCGTTCTCATCAAAAGATTTAGATAATAATATCTCCCAATTAGAATCAAAATAAAAATGTTTGCCAAACGAGTCGATGCCGGGAAGATTGCAGTCCCTGTTGCCTCCATTTTTCCCCCTCACGACATTTGATACATGGGATGCCATGCATTTTGATGAGCAAGTTTTGCCTTGTCTAATGTGTCTGGTATTGCATATTACACACACTTTAATCTCTTTAGGGGTTTTTGGATAGTTATATATTTTTCTGTTTGACAGGGTAACAATTAGTGATGCTGCTTGTTGCGATCTCCCTTCATCCGTGATGAGATGTTTATTGGTGTATACACCTGAGCATTTACGTGAACAGAAGATGTTTTCTCGCTGTTCATATTCAATAGTAATATTACACTCTTTGCATTTTTGAGGGGAAATCATGTATTTTTCAATATTTGTTTCCTTATTAAGATTTGCTAATGCCACGGATGCTTGTGTTGCTCTCTGTTGAGAACTTCTCGCCCCATCTCCCGCTTTTTTGGCATAATCCGGCTTGTGCCAGTTTTTGTGGCTACGTAGACTTCGTTCAGTCTTGAAAGATTTTGCACACTCGGTGCAGGTATAAATATTCATGCTGATTGCTCCTTCTAAGCGTTAGAGTAGTTGGAGACGCCAATCTCGTGAACTACACTTGTATTTATCAAAAAATATTAAAAGTATTTTTTTCCGCTACCCGCTCCAAAATAACAAATTACCGTCATCAGTTTTCTGATGACGGTTTTTTTGTGCCTAAAATCTTGACATTACTTATGGGCTATGGTATAACAAAGTATGAAAAACGAAAATGAATTTGATAAAATCACTGAAACTTGGGATGAGCGTAAGCGAAGAGACCTTGCTCCAGAAGTTATCACGGGCAACACGGTGATTAAACACACAGTTGAACTTTGTGATAGATGTAAGGGCTTTGGGTTTATAGAACGAGAAGAACTCGTTGACTATCACAAACGAGATTATGCTACTTTTCGCGAAAAGTGTAAAACGTGCGAAGGCGATGGAAAAATGATATTTATTCAGGAATATCTCACTTTCAATCACAGCGAAAAAAAGTATGATAGACGAATCCCTTATATTTCTGGGAAAAATGATATTGATCCTCACTTACATGAATCGCGTTGGTTTCGTCTGAGACCAGACCGGCGCGATACCCAACTGGAAGCAAAATATCCAGAATTGGCAGCAATGTCGTATGACAAGTATGATGATCTTGTTGAGAAATATCGTCTATTAGAGATATTGAAAAAGGAAGAAAATAGAGATTGACAATGTGTTTTTATCTATGTATTCAACTGAATTGAAGGAGAAAGAATATGGGTAATCGTTTCGTAATCAGTGATACACATTTTGGTCACACCAACTCGTGGGAAAAGTTCAAGCTGCCTAACGGTGATCCATTGCGCCCGTTCACTTCCACTGAGGAAATGGATGAAGCTATGGTTGAGCGTTGGAACGCTAAGGTCGGTCCCAATGACACCGTGTATCATCTGGGTGATGTCGTCATCAACAAGAAGTCGCTGCATCATGTCAAGCGCCTGAACGGTAAGAAGCGTCTGGTTCGTGGCAACCATGATATCTTCAAAGATCAGGACTATCGTGATGTTGGTTTTGATTCGCTGTATGGTGTTCGCGTGTTTGTTGATCAGTGGATTCTGAGCCATATTCCGCTGCATCCTGACTGTGTTACCGAACGTTTCCGTGTCAACGTTCATGGGCATCTTCATGCGAATGAGGTGCAGTGGCGTCCACTAAATGCCATGAATACGCTGGCGCGTGAACCTGATCCCCGCTATCTGTGTGTCTCGGTTGAACACACTAACTATGAACCGCTGTCTTTTGAAGAAGTGGAAGCACGTATTCAGAAGCGTTGGGAAGAAACTGGTTATACTCCACCTGTGAAGTCAGGTTGGGGTAATGGAAGTGGACCCAACTGAAAAAGTTGTTGACATGGGTTTGTGACTCTGTTACTATAATCAGATGAAACAAAAGGAACAGAATATGAAAAAGGGCACAATGCTTGCTAACATGCTGCATATCGCTACTACCGCTCATCACGGTCAGTTCGATAAAGGCGGAGCACCTTATATTCTGCATCCTCTTGCCGTTATGCAAATGACCAAGAGCAATGACGAAGAGATTCAGTGCATTGCTCTTGGTCATGATGTAATTGAAGATACTAAGATTACGTTCCAAGACCTTCGTGAACAAGGAATGTCTGAGCGTATCATTGAAGGTATCCGGGCGCTTACTAAGATGCCGGGTCAGACCTACGATGAATACAAGCAGGTGGTGTTCGCTAATCGCGATGCGATGATCGTTAAGATGGCTGATCTTCGTCACAATACTGATATTCGCCGCCTTAAGGGAGTCACTGAAAAGGACCTTACTCGTATGGCAAAGTATCAGATGTTTTACCTTGAATTGAAAGAACGGTTGGAGGCATGAATGTACGATGATATTGATTGGTTAAGCATTGATTCCTTCATTTGGGAAAATGATTTTCTTAAAGACATCAAAAACGCAGTTAAAATTACAAAAGCGAAGGACAAGAAGATGACATATGGGTGGCATAATCCAGAAGAACTTGACAGAGCAAACAAAGTTGCTGAAATAGCTTTGGATGCCCTCGAAAAAGGAATTACTGCTGAGCAGCTTCTCAAGCGAAACCCAGCGGTTCGCGCATTCTACGCCGATATGAAGGTTCGCAGAGAAAATGCGGCAAAGGAAGCACTGCGCGAGGCTGAACGCAAACAGAAAGCACTGGAACAGAAGGCTGCTAAAGAAGCAGCAAAGGCTGAAATCATGTCCAGACTGACTCCGGAAGAATTGGAAGCATTTGGACTCAATAAACCAACTCGGAAAAGAAAATAATAATGCGTGACGAAGAAGGCGAAACCCTCATTTCACAGGATGTATATGATGAAATCCTGAAGGGCACCGATAGAAAAGCAACATATTATGTCAAGAGTGAACACATGGCCAAAAAGGCTATGGTTGAACTTGTCAAATCTGGCTATGCATCCTTTTTCTTCCTCCGCGACGAGGAAGCACGTGACTGGTGGAGTAAATTGGTAAAGGATGCCACTACCAAGGTTGAAGAACGCAAGCAGAAAATAGCAGAATATGAAATCAAAATGCGTGTTTGGAATAGATTGTCTATTGATGAACGCAAAACTCTTGGTATTCGTAAACCGGCAAAACCAAAGCCATGAGTAATGTGAAGAAGGAACACGCGATTCCGGAACACCGTGACATACTCGGAGACCTGCTTTCAGTGGGTGATTATGTGGCCTATCCAGATGCGAATCATCTTAGGATTGGAGTAATTGAAAAACTCAACCCTAAGATGATTCGGATCAAGGGAAAGTACGTTTTACAAAAATATCCAGATGACGTTGTAAAACTGGATGGTCCTATGTTAACCGCTTACTTACTAAAAAGATAAGGAATTAATATGAATATTATGAATACTGTAGTATTAGAGGAAGACCCAGCCAGTGGTGAAATTTTTCTACCATTGACCAATGATATGCTTTCTGTTCTGAACTGCAAAGAAAATGATACGGTAAACATCGTTGACAATGGGGACGGGTCATTCAATATTTCTAAGGCGTCTACGGATATTACTATGCCATCAGAAGATTGGTCGGATATTCAACGCGAATGTTTTAAGAACTGGTTAAATAATGTTCTTATTAATAATGTGATCACTGTTATCTTTACCAAAAAAGATGGAACAGAGCGCGTAATGAAATGCACCCTCAAGTCAAGTCTTCTTCCTAAAAAAGAAGTAAAGGAAGCAAAAGTAGTGCGCAAACAATCTGATAATATTCTTTCTGTATATGATCTAGAAGCACATGACTGGCGTAGTTTTACGGTAAGTTCGGTGAAGAGTGTATCATTTACGTTAGACTGAGTTGAAATACTCATATAGAAGCAGTTTAATCTGAATTATGTGCTTTAAATAGTATAGTCAGTTTCATGACTGACTATAATGAAAGTATAATATGCTTTCATAAATGCTGAGCGATAGCATAGAATTGATATTATGGGTTGTATATAGCAATATATACAACTTTTCTTTTCTGATTATCGGCGGAAGTGCTACTTTTGGCAGATTACCAAGCGTTTTACTTAGTAAGACCGAGTGTTCTTGGAGAATCGTAAAGCGGCCCTAATAAGGAAATACGATGTATAGTTCACCATCAAAAATGATGAACAAAAATTGGAAATTAATTGTTGCCATATTTTCCATGATATTTATTTGGCAATCGCTATCCCTGCAACCATTCATTGGGACTGTCAAGGCACAGTCGGTAGCAGGAACTCCACCCACGGTTAAACCGATTATAACAAAAGAACAAAAAACTTATACTGAATATCAGCAGGCAAAGTTCTTGGCGGTGGTGAATACTAATGAAAAAATCCCACATGATAAGATGGACCTATTTTGTCTTGCAAAAAATATATATCATGAAGCGGGTAATCAACCTGCTGTAGGTAAACTTGCTGTGGCACAGGTAACCATTAATCGCACCAAAGACCCCAAATTTGCTGGTCACGTATGCGATGTTGTTTTTGCAAACAAACAATTTTCATGGGCAAATAATCACCATATAAGATGGAAACGTCCATCTGGAGAACAATGGGAAGAATGTGTGAGAATCGCACAAGCAACTCTTGAAAGGGGCACACGTATCAAAGGCATGGAGCATGTCTTGTATTATCATGCAAATTATGTGAATCCTCATTGGCACAATGTTCACCGCCTTGCTCAAATAGGCGCGCATATTTTTTATGTTAGAAATGTATAATTTTTAAATTTAAGTGTTGACATCCCTTCGTTTCTGACTTATATAAGGTTCATCAAGACGGAAACGAAGGGATTTATATCATGGCTTACGTATCGCAGACTATGAAAGCAGAACTCGCTCCCAACATTAAGGCTATTCTGAAGAAGTATGGCATTAAGGGATCGCTGGCAGTTCAAAATCATTCCACTCTGGTTCTCAATATTAAGTCGGGCCAGATTAACTTCATCAAGAACTATAACGAAACACAGGGCACTCATGTTGCTAAGGATAGCATTGATGTGAACCCTTACTGGTTTCATGAACATTTCAGCGGTAAAGCAAAGTCGTTTCTGACCGAAATTATCGCTGCAATGAAGGGTCCGAAATATTTTGATCATTCGGACGCTCAATCGGATTATTTTCACTGTTCACATTACATTGATGTGAACATCGGCAAGTGGAATAAGCCGTATGTATTTGGCGTGTAACTTTAACTGGAAAGAAAAATGCAATGAATAAATATTGGTTTCACGTTCGTGATTCTCGTGGATACATGATTAAAATCGTGGTTGAGGCACCAACACCGTACATCGCAACTGAACAGGTTCGTGCAATGTGGGGTAGCCAAAATATGATTTCAGAATACGGAGCATTAGTGCCATAATACCAAGAGAAATTATCCTCAAAATTGATGAGAAATAATATGCGTACTTGGTGGCTTTTGGTTCGTAACGATGGTGGTGCAATGATTCGCGTTACGGTGCAGGCAAATGACGGGCATTCTGCCCATCAGATTGCTAAACGTTTGTATGGTCCTGCACTCTTCTCTGAGAGCGCAAATCTTTGTTAAACATGTTTAACTGATATTGGTGAAAAAGGGCTTGACTTCAGGCCCTTTTTTGCTATAGTGGTGTTGTGTTACACAAGTTTCAACTTATAAATATGGATAATTAATGACTTCACAAACATTTAGTGTGATCGGTATCACTGACTATAAAAATGGATATAAAGTTAGATTCACCAATAATATGTGCAGACGATTAAAGCGATATGCAAAAGATGGTGCTACCCGTTTAGACTTTATTGATCTTCCTCAACCAATGACAAAGGTTGATGCGCTCAAATATATGCTTGCACACCCTCTATTTAAAAGTGATCATGCAATCATTGAAGATGCACTAGCGAGTAGAGAAACACGAAATGATGAAATTAAAGTAAGGAAACGACCGGGACGAAAACCTCGTCCCATTACAACAATCAAAGATATTTTGGAGGCTATTAATGACTAAGCAAATTTTAAAAATTTCTGATAAACTCAAAAAAGTAAGCGAAAACGCATCAGTATACTTTTATGACAACGGATACATGGTTGAAATCGGTGGACGCAATCACGATGATGATTGGGCGACGGTAAAGTTGATGTGTAAATCACTTGACGAAGTTTACACGGTCCTTAATGAAATTGATGGACTTCCACGAGACAATTAAATTGGGTTAAGGATTACTAACTAAGTTGATAGTCCAAAAATCACTACTCATGTTAGTATCCCGAATTACTTGATATGGCATATAAAAATATCCATGATCACCCCAATTTGGTCCCCAACTATTTCTGGCGATAAACCAGTTGTGTGCGTCATCATAGCCAACCAAACAGACAGCATGACCACCTAGTAACTGTTCTTTAGCAACATTTGGATATGGCATAATTCCAGTTCTTGCTACTGCTACAGACTCAAAACTAGAGTAAACTTGGAATCCTACTACAACTGGTGTTCCAGCCGCCAATGCATTCTTTACAGCATTAAAGTCTTCACATTTTGCATAACTTACCACTTTGCGTTTGGCAGCATCTGCATACGCCACTGAACTTGGAGTTCGTGAGAACTTAGTTATGTCATATGGCCAAGTGCTTTCTAGTGGCGCACCAACAGTATAACATGCTTTGATGCCATCTCGAATATAAGCACCTCTGTCTTGTGATATAGTCCCTTCAAGAAGCCGTTCTTGATAATAGATAAACAAACGGCTTACGCGCAACGATCTGTTTTGGTTCTTTTTGTCTATTAAGTCAATCGCTCCCGCAATGGCATTTCCTGTACAGGACCCAAGGTTACCCTGATCATCAATAGGACTTGCATATGGTCGCAAATCAACTTTAGATGGCATACTGGGAATGCTTGATAATTGATATACGAAATCGCGATTATCAAACGGGTCTGCTACCCAATGATAGCGCGGTAGAGGCTTTGGTAGGTTTGTTTTCGTAATGCTTTTTGGTGGATTGAATGCAGGGTCTTGACTGGTGTCAACTATTGGTTGTTTCATCATATCTTAATCTTTCTTTCATTCAAATTTTAAATGGGAATTCCATATAATCGGAATCTTCCACCATTGATGTTTCCAGTTCGTGATAATAAACGAACGGCATTATATGGGGTAGTGCTTCTATAGCGACCTGCTCCCACTTGAGCATAATTATTTCCATCTACCGATGAACATGATCCTGTGTAGTCTACTTGTTTATAATTTATGGAACTGTTTGGATCATATAAATTAATTGTAGCCCCAAATGCACTTGGTGATGTGGAACCACCTGCTGGAAGTTGAATAGATACGGCGTTATTGCCGTGGACGGTATTATTATACCCACCTGAACCAAATACGGTTTCAGACCAATCATAATTTCCACCAGTATCATATGTAGCACCACCATTGGTTGACATTTGAATTTGAAATTCTGCATCGGAAAGTCCACCAGTAATAACAATAATGTAATTTAGATAGATTGAGTTATTAAATGCAGTTAGCGGAACGGCTGATTGCGTCGATGAAACAGTTACATCTTGAAGTAAAACGCGATCACTAGTAATAGTAACTGTAACATTCCCCGTGCCAGTAACGTTAACGGTTGCACCATTGAATTTAATAGAATTAATATTAGTATAAGTATTAGTAGAATCTGCTACCGTAAGATGGCTATTAACATTTGAAATGTTACTACCATCTCCATATAAATAGTTTCCAGTAACTATGTTGGAAACTACTGATCCAGATGCGATAAGATTTCCGCCGCGAATATTACCCGTTACTGATAGAGAAGTCAATGTGCCAAGAGAAGTGATGTTTGGTTGGGCATTTGATGTTAAGTTTCCACTTAATATTGTGGCACTAATGTTACTTGCAAAAATATTACTGGTAGTAAGAGTATTTGATGTAGAATTAAATGTGAGTCCAGCCGACCCCGCAAAAGTCCCTGCATTATTATATTGAATTTGTGTATTTAAGCCTCCCGGAGAAGTGTTACCGCCGCTTCCCGCAGCAGCCCACGAAACATTCCCATTACCGTTGGTACGTAAATAATACCCATTGCTTCCACCGGGAATATTCAAAACACTTACATCGGTGACACTAAGGTTGTTTAAAACTCCGACACTTGTAATGTTCGGTTGTGCAGCATTGGTTACTGTCTGGGCAAGAAAGGCTTGAGCAACAGGCGGGAAATATGTGCCGCCAGCACCATTAAGAATTAAATTACCCACAATTTGTAAATTGGCCTTGTCGGTAATTGGATTGCTAAGGTTGCTCGTATCAACAATAGGAATCAACGATGTAGCAGAAATATTTGCTCCTATATCGCTAAGTTGCGTAATCTTAATTGCTGTTAAATTTCCACTCATTTGTTTTTCCCGTGATGTTATTTATGATGTTGGTAGTCCTAAAACGGCTGCAAGAACTTGATTGTACGAACTGGTTAATGGTCCACCTGCTGATCCATAATCTCTCCAAACTACCATTCCGGCCATTCCTCTTTGCATGTAATTGTTGATGATCGCACATTCTGATGGGGTGAATTGTCCCGGATTTTTGAAAGTTATATTTTTATGTTCATAAGTTGGAAATCCAATTCCCACGGTCATCAGAATATTTGCATAATTTATTGGATTATTTTCGGTACCGGATGGTCCTTTTGTTATTAATGCCAATTGGTTATCTAAGGACTGAGTTATATTCTGTTCAGCATTACCTTTCCATGCAACAAGGCATAACTTTAAATTCGGAGTATTGTTCAGTTCCAATAAAATGTCACTGACTGTTCCATATGAGTATCCTGTATTTTGTGCACCACTGCCATTCCATGCATTTGGGTACGCAACAAACTCTAAACCGACACTAGCACAAAGTGCCGCATATAATTGAAGTTGTTGTAACAAATCACTGGAACTTCTTCCATCCTGTGCCTCAGAATCTAATATAACTCCGGTTGCCACATTAGAGTCAATTAATCGTGCAGAAGAAAGTATAATCTGATCAATGCCAACATAATATGGCCCACCCAATACCCCAGTCAAGTAGGTAGGAAATACTGTGTTTATATTATCATATGCATCCTGAAAAAACATAACAGAACTATCAGGTATTCCAGCATTATTGGCAACATCTAAATATCCATACTGCATTGGGTCTGTGCTATCACTATGTGCTGGAAATCCTAAAGTATATCTCAGTAACGTCTCAGTTGCCGCATTGGCAGTTTCTAAACTGCTATACTGCATTCTACATTGTAGCATAGGGCTTCCAGATACAGTTGGATCATTGCGCACGAGAGTATACGATGTTGTTGTTCCTGCGAGATAGTCAGGTGCCAAATTGTTAGGACGAGTATTATAGGGTGCTGATGCCAATGCTCTCATCTGCCAAATCCAATGATGACCGCCTATTGTAGTTTCTGAAGTTACAGAAGGCTGTAAACTTGCCACTACCTGTGTTCCAGAATCTGATTCCGGATAATATGCATATCCCGGATTGGTTGGTGGGTTGTTGATCTGATTAGTTTGGTTGTCAACAACCGGGGGTGGAATATTCTGATATACACGAAAATCAGGGCCGTTAATTGTGCGTACTTGTGTTATGCTATTTGGAGAAAAATAAGCAGGAAATGTGGGAGCATCAATAGGATAATCATTATTAATAGTCCCACATGCGCTCAAATAAGCCAAGCATGCCCCATACAATGAATCCAGTTGTGCTTGCGTTAATCCGCCACCGAACCCAAATAATGGACATTGAATGCTAGAAAACCCTTCCTGTACATATGGTTGATTTACGTTTAAATTAAACATTGTTAACTGATTTACGTAAGGTACACCTACCGCAGTGCTAGGAAAACTTACTGCACCGCCAGAGTTATATCCAATAACATTGTTAAAATCATTATTTCGGCTCCAAGCAAAAAACCCACCTTGGGAGGCTGCACCAACAGTCATATTGACAGCATAAGTACTATTTGCATAGAACGAAAATGTGTTTTTATT